TCAAATGCCAACATACCTGGTGTTTGGGAAGTTTACCGCCAAGCCTTGCGTGATGTTCCGAATCAATCAGGTTTCCCTTGGACAATTACTTGGCCTGTTGAGCCACAATAAGGAGCAATCATGGCTATTTCTGATGCACTGCGCTATCAACTTAATACAGGTGGTTCTGCGGATACCCTGTACGGAATCATTCGAGATTTTCTTGCCACAAGCCCAGATGCCGCTACAACACAAGCGCAGATGCGTCAGTATGGAATCTCTGCTGAAGACGTAGCTAACGCAACTGGCGGCGCTTCTGGTGGCTTGCTAAGTGGCAATATCCTAGCTGGTGCTAGTTGGAATAGCTCAAATACTGCTTTACAGAATCAACTCACAGAAGTTACTGGTCAGCAAACATCTAACTATGCTGTTGGAGGATCAACTACCTCAGACACNNTNAAGCAACTTAATACATTCTTGGCGGGTGGTGGTCAGTTTGACCCTAATGCTACTGTTTACTTGCAAGCAGGTGGTGTTGACTTTATTACTGGCGTAGATAAAGCAGTTGTTAAAGATAACCTAAACCAGATTGTTAAGACTCTTGGCGATCAAGGTGTTAATGTTGTTCTTACTGGCTCACCTTATGCTAAGTCTGTTGAAGATGTAATTACTAACAACTTTGATCCTAAAGTTGACAAGATTTTTACCGATATTGCTAAAGCTAACTCTAATGTTGCTTTAGTTGGTACTCAAGGTGAGATTCTGCAAAACAAAGCATTGTTGATAGACGCTTTACATACCAATGCTGAAGGCACAGCGGTTTATAACCAATCTGTTATTGATGCTTTATCACAGTTTAAGAATGAAGTTCCATCTAGTGCACCTCAAGCAATTACGCAAGCCTATCAATCAAACACTGTACCTGTAACTCCTCCAATTATTACTCAGGCCGCTAATATTCCTGTTGTTGCTCAGTCATTGGCTAGAGCAATTCCTACTGCTCGTGGAACTGTGATTGAGGGTGATGACATTGAGGCACAGATTGCAGGTGTTCCACAAGTAGTTTACCAAACACGAGTTGATCCAAACAACACAGCTAATTGGGAGACATACAACCCGACAACTGGCGAAGTAATTGACTCAGGTACTTTTGCAGGTGGTGGCAGTAAAGGTTTATTAGCTGCTGCCGCACCTGTTATTGGTTTGGCAGCTTCTACTGTTGGTCTTCCTTTTATCTCAGGTCTATTGGGTGGTGCTACAGGATTAACTGGCTCTGCTTTGGCTGGTGCTACAGGTGCAACCATTGGTGGTGGAACAACTGCAATAGCAGGTGGCACAGGGAAAGATATTCTTAAAGGTGCTTTGCTTGGTGGTGCGGCTTCCTATGGCGCATCTGCATTGGACAACTATCTCTCTACGGGTTCTGCTGCTGACGTTGGCATTACAGAGCGTCAATTTGCTATTCAAGATGCTAAACAGTTAGCAAGCCAAGGTTTATCAACTACTCAAATTGCCGATACTTTGAGTGCAGGTGGTTATAACGAAGCCATCATCAAAAGAGCAATAACTTCTTTAACAGGCACTGCAGGCTCAACATTGCCAACACCAGGTGCTGTTAATGTTACTGGTACGGCTACTCCTGCAATTAGTACAGGTGGTTTATTAAGTAGTGTTGTTGCTCCAACAACTACTTCTACTGCAACTACTACTCCAGTAACACAAGCTGGTACTGTAAATGTAACTGGTGCGGCACAACCACAAATGGTAGATCAAGCAACATTAAACTTGGTTGTTAATCAGCTTGCTTCTAATGTAAGCACACCAGCTAACTTAGCAAATGTACAAATTACGGCAGACAGACCAGCTTCTGCGCAAGAGATTACAAATGCTATTCTTGCAACAGTCCCAAATACGACTGTTTCACAAGCACAAACTCAAGCCCAAGTTTTAATTACAAGTGGTCAAAACTTAAAAACCAGTGACTTAGTTAGTGCCGTAGCTGCTGTTTCTCCAAGCATTACAAATACTGTTGCTGAACAGATTATCACCAGTTCAAATTCAAATGCTGTTCAACCAGTAGTCAATGCTTTGGTTACAGCAGTTACACCTGCTATTAGTTCAGTTGCACCTGCGGTTAGTTCTAACTTGGCAAATGTTCAAGTTACTGGAAACAGAGTAGCTTCTACGCAAGAAATTGCCAATGCGGTTCTTGCAACAGTACCTAACATAACTCCTCAACAAGCACAGACTCAAGCGGAAGTTATAGTTTCGAGTGGTCAGAACTTAAAGGTTTCTGATTTGGTTACTGCTGTTTCTGCTGTTTCTCCAAACATTACCAGTAATGTTGCAGAGCAAATTATTACCAGTAACAGACCCGTAACGACACAAGATGTGGCTGCCATTGCTGCGGCAGTAGTACCCACTTTGGCTACTCCTTCTATTCCAACTCAAACTATTACTGCTCAAAGACCATCTAGCATTACTGACGCCGTCACCGCTGCAACAATTCCGTTGATTCAACCAAGTTCACCTTTAACATTGCCTGAAATACCAAGGCAACCAACAACATCTAATCCTTTGCTAAACACAGCAGCCTCATTGGGACTGTCAAGTTTGTTCTCTGGTGCTCTTGGTACTACTGGCAATCTGTTGCAGATGCAAACATCAAGAGAAGCGGCTCAACGTGCGCAAGCAATGATTGATGCTGAAACAAAAGCAGCAAGAGATTCTGCTCAGTTCAGACCTATTGGTATGACCACAAGGTTTGGAACTTCTCAGTTTGGCTTTGATCCTGTTACTGGTAGGTTATCAAGTGCAGGTTACAACTTAACACCTGATGTCAAAGCCCAACAAGATCGTTTCATGGCTTTGTCTAATCAAGGTTTGACACAAGCAGAACAAGCACAATCACAGTTTGCACCTCTCCAAACAGGCGCACAAAGGTTGTTTGGTCTGGGTAATCAATACTTGGCTCAATCTCCGCAAGATGTTGCACAGAACTATCTAAATCAACAGATGGCTTTGTTGCAACCAGGCAGAGAACAAGAGTTAGCTACTTTGCAAAACAGACTCCAACAACAAGGTCGTGGTGGTCTATCTGTGGCTCAAGGTGGCACTATGGGTGCTACTACTCCTGAACTGCAAGCTCTGTATAACGCAAGGGCTGCTCAAGAGGCTCAATTGGCGGCTAATGCTCAACAAGCGGGTCAGAGGGATGTTTTATTTGGTGCGGGATTGCTTGGTCAAGGCTCACAAGCTATGGGTCAGTACTATAGCGGTCAACAATCCGCTTATGCACCTTACACAACTGCTTTGGGACAAGCACAGAACTTAGAGACTTTGGGACAACAACCATACAACATGGGTGTTAACTTGGGTCAAATTGGCGCACAAGCAGGCTTTAATGTTGGTCAATTAGGCTTAAAAGGCGCACAGATTAGCGCAGGCTTGGCAACAAGTGCTGATGCAACACGCAATCTCTTAGCTCAAGGTTTAACTGCCGCAGGAAATCCTAACGCTATGTTTGGACAAGCAGCAAGTGGTTTGTTTAGCAATGGATTATCAGGACTTCAATCTGCATTCAGTGGAACAGGTGTAGGTTCATCAGGATTTGGAACTGGATTAGCTTATGGCAATCAAGACCTTGGCTTGTTCTTATAAGGAATCATCATGGCAGAAAATATCGTAGCGGGTCTGTTTGGTTTGACTCCACAAATGTTTCAAAACCAACAGTACCAACAAGACTTAAATCGTGGTATCCAAATGGCACAACTATCGCCAGGTGCTGCGGCTCAAGCGGGTCTTCAGGCTAGTGTTGGTCAACTAGGTCGTGGTTTTGCGGGTGCTATGGGCATTCAAGACCCACAACTTCAGCGTATTACGCAACGTCAGCAATTGCTAGGAATGATTGACCCAAGCAATCCTGACTCATATCTTCAGGCTGCTCAAATGGCATTGCAAAGTGGTGATGCAGAGGCCGCTTATGTTTTGCGTGAGCAAGGCACGCAAGCCAGAATGCAAGCAATGAAGAATGAGGATTATTTGGCTCAACGTGGTCAAAGGATGCAAGCAAGTGGTCTTGATGCACTTGCTCAAAGTTTAGTAACTCAACTGAAAAACCCAGATGGTAGCGTCAATGAAGAAGTGAAGAATAGACTGTTGTCATTCCCACAAGGACAGGCAGCAATCTCTCAGTTGGCTAAAGTTATTCCTGATCTCCGCAGGATTGGTGCAATGGGCGTTCTAGAAGACAACCCATTTAAGGTGTTTATTGACGATGCAACCATTCCAAAGACTGTTCAAACACTTGCAAAACAGTATTCAACTAGTCTTGAAAAAGGCATTCTTGATCCTGAAAAGGTTGATGCAAAAGCTAAAGAGTTAGCTGAAATGACTCAGCGAATTAGCCAGTTTGAACAAAACCAAACGCAGATTAAAAACAATCAAGACACACTTGCTTCATTAAGGTCTCAAGGTCTTGAGAACTCTCGTCAAAGCCTTTTAATTCAACAAGGTAATCAATCATTGCAAGCGCAGAACATTGCGTTCCAACAAGATATGAAGAGAGCAGAAGCAGATCGTAAAGCAGAAACTGCTAGAACTAAGCCATTGCCAAGTTATCTTGCAAAAGATGAAGAGGCAGATTATGGAACTGCAACTGCCGCAACAAACTTAGCATCTGATGCCAACAACTTTATTAACAGAATTAAGTCTGGCGAGATCAAGTTTGGTCTAAAAGATAGAGCCACTATCAGAGCAAGGCAATTAGTTGGATCAAATGATCCTGATGTTCTTGCAAGGGAAGATTATGATAAGTTCTTGAAGGTATTGACCAATGAGAGTTTGCGCTTAAACAAAGGCACTCAGACTGAAGGTGATGCTGTTAGGGCTGCAAAAGAACTTGAAAGTTCAGAGTCTCCTCAAGCGGCAGCAGCAGCAATGAGGCGTTTGGTTGACATCAATGTCAGACGTACTCAGAACGCTGCTGATGATGTATTGAGACGTAGAAGTAATGCTAATTTCCCTGCGCCAGAACGTGCAATTGAAGTTCCTAAATTTGATGTTCAAATTATTGACAATGCTGACTATCAAAGGTTTCTGAGAAATCCAAAGTTTCCATCAGGAACAGCATTCATTGACCCCGAAGGACAAAGAAGGACAAAACCATAATGGCTGACTATAAAGATGCACCACTTGCTGAACAACCACAGGCATTCAAATCTGTCCTTGCTTCGCCTGTAGAATATTCAGGGCCAGCCGAAGCTGCTAGGTCTGTTGGTCAAGGCTTGACTTTTGGAACACTTGATGAAATTGAGGCGGCACTTAGAACTGGCTCGATTAGTGGGCCTGAGTATGAGAAGCAACGCAATCTTTTGCGTGAACAACAAAAACAATTTGGCATGGATATGCCCATTGCTAAAACTGGCTTAGAGATTGGTGGCAGCTTGATTGCGCCCTTGGGTATTGCCAAACAAGTAGCAAAACTTGCCCCTGCCACTCAAGCATTGATTACAGGTCAGACTGTGAAAGGACAAATTGCCCGTGGTACTGCAATTGGAGCAACCACAGGCGCAGCTTCTGGGTATGGTTTTGCTGAGAAGGATGAAGGATCAGAAACCGCAATGGGCGGTGTGTTTGGCGGGGTTTTAGGTGGTTCTGTGCCTATCGTTGTTAAGGGTGCAGGAACTCTAATTAAGAACGTCTTGAATTCTGCGGGGATTGGCGATCAAGAAACTGTTGCATCAAAGATGTTGGCAAACTACCTTAGTAAAGACAATCTTTCGCCAAAAGAAGCGCAACAAGCATTAGATGAATTGCGTAGGATTGGTGTTCCTAATCCGGTGATTGCTGACTTAGGTAAAAGCCTTAATGACTTGGCTTATAGTGCCTATGTGGTGCAATCCAAAGCCAAGGGTGCTACTCAAGAATTCCTTGAAAATCGTCTTATTGACCAACCAAATGACATAGTTAAGGGCTTGGTTGAAAAAGCAGGTTTAGCTAAAAACGTCAATGGTTTTGAGTATCTTGAGGCATTGACTGCAAATCAGTCACGACTTGCAAGCCAGGCATATCCAGAAGCCTATAGCAAAGCCATCAATGCTGTGCCATTTAGAAAGTTCATTGACAGAGATGTCTTTACTAAAGCCTATGGAGAGGCGGTCAAAAGAGCAGATGTTTATGGGCAAAAATTGCCAGACCTTAGTTCCATTCGCAATGCTCAATCAGTTCCTACTGATGTTTTGCATCAAATCAAAATGGGACTAGACCGGATTGTTGATGCCGAAACAGACAACATAACAAAAAAGATGTCCGGTTATGGAAGTGATGTAGCTAAAGTTAAGACGGAATTTAACGATTTAATTAAGTCACTTAATCCTGAGTATGCAAAAGCCAATTCACAATTTGCTGATGCAGAACGCATTAAAAACGCTTTTAAGATGGGTGAAGACTATCAGAAACTTAACCCAGCAGAAGCAGCATCTAACATTAAAAAACTGACCTCTGATGAGAAAGAGGCGTTTCGTTTGGGTGTGATGGCTAACATCAATGAACGTCTTGGAGATTACAAAAGCGGTGATTTCACTAAGCAAATATTTAAATCTGAGAATCAAAAGCTATTGTTAAGAAATGCTTTCCCAGATCAAGCCTCATACAATGAGTTTTCTCAATACGTCAAAGGCTTAAATCGACAAGCTGAAACCAAGCAACGTGTTCTTGGTGGCTCTCGAACAGATGAAAACAAGGCGGTGCGTGAAGAATCAAACCTTTTGGGTTCACTTGCACAAGCAACTGTAACTGGTGATCCTTTGAGTATGTTACGGGCTGGTGGTTCAGCCTTACTATCAAGAGCTAAAGGCATAAGTAGTGAAAGTTCAGAGGCTTTGCAAAAACGCTTGTTCACTGTTGATCCTGTAGAGCAGACAGCAATCTTGCGAGAATTAAACAAGAGAGCGCAAAGACCCAAAACTGGATTGCTAACTGGCGCTGCTGCCGTTGGAAGTGCCACCGGAATTATTGGCGACTAAAGTGAGAGACTTTGCCGAAGCATTTGTTGCGGCATTCTTTCTTGTTTGTTTTGTCATTTATTGTAGCTACATTATTGTTTGGGCGTACCCGTGAAATGGATGCTAGTGCTGTCAATATTGTTTACATTGGTAGTATCTAGTAAAGAGAAAACTGAATACAGATGTGTCAGGTGGGCGTGGACAGGTGATGTTTACAACCGAAAAGTAGTATGCCTTGAGTGGCAAAAAGTAGATAAGAAATGATAGACCCAATCACGGCTCTAGCTGGCATACAGTCAGCAATTAGCATGGTCAAGAAGGCAGCGGGTGTTGCCCAAGACCTAGGCTCACTTGCGCCCATGATTGGTAAGCTATTTGACGCTAAGTCTGTAGCTACCAAAGCCGTGCTTCAGGCTAAACAGTCTGGCAAAGGCTCGAACATGGGGACTGCTCTCCAGATTGAGATGGCTTTAGAACAGGCTAGAGCGTTTGAGGAAGAACTAAAACTGCTCTTTATGCAAACTGGAAAAATTGACGTATGGCAGAAGATTAAAGCCCGTCAAGCAGAGATGGACTTGGCAGATGCTAAAGAGATAAGTGCATTGAAGGCAGAAGCAAAGAAAGCCAAAGAGAAAGAGCA